GGGTCTTCAAGCAACGATCTCTCGAGACCGTTAGCCCAACCCTGTCCGTGAACATCCAGCTTGATCTCAGTCGGGTCTTTGACCTTATTGCGCTCAGCTGGGCTCTCCGCAGACGTCTGTCTGCAATCACTCGGATGCTGGCTCGACGCTAGCTCCCAATTACTAGGAGGCTATATGCCTTTCGAACTTCCCGTAGGCTCTCGCCTGCAAGGTCTGTCCAATGAGGGCAACACCGAAACCTGGCAACTCCCGGGCCATACGGTCCAGAAGCCAAAACTCGCCATTTTTAAGCGAGTTGTGCCGACTTTCAACCAAAGCTCCCTCAAGTGGAGTGATCCTTCCTACCAGTTCAAGGTTGTTCAAGGCGTTGTTGACGCTGACGGCAACCCTGTGCGTCCGCTGATCCAGATCGGTACCGAAGGGATTAAGTTCCCAATGGGCGGTGTGGATCGTGCGGCTGCGTTCGATGAAGCTCTTGCGAGCTTCAAAGACCTGGTCGGAAAGATTACCGCTGATGACATCCTGTCTCAGCGTTTTCCTCGTCCGGCTTCCGCCTGACGAATACGAGAGGGTTGATGTATGGGCGTTGCTCAACATTATCGTCGCCATCTTGGCTACGAGCATGGTTGTTTTATTACCCACCTTGTTCACGACTTGCGACACGCTCTCCGGGGATTCGCTGACATCCTGTCAGCGGATATTTCGAACCCTGAGGCATTTCGCGCAACCGTGAACAATCTGTCACACTATGCAGAGCACTGTGTGACAGATGATATCCCCTTCCGTGCAGCGGTCCGTCAAGTCGCTGCAACAGTCGAGAAGCTCCCCACCTGGGGGGCCTCCAACGACGAGTCTCGACGCCGCAAGGCTAAAGACAAGTTCGACTGGGCGGAGGGGCGCTGCCGACGCACAAATAAGAAGCTTCGCTTCTTCCGTGCGCACCCGGAGCGTATCCCTAAAATGATACGGTTGGTTCTCAACCGTGCCATAGACCTCGCACACCAGACCCTTGGGTCATGCGATGTCGATTGGGGGGATTGTGGGTTCGGCCCTGGCGTCACGTTCTCATCAGGCAGGTCTTTTCACCAGAAGCTAGGTGATCAGACTTGCACTGCTGGGGCGTGGGGTCTTGCCAAGGAAGCTCTTCGTGAGTGGCCCATGTGGCTATCTCACTTAACCGAGTCAGGTTCTAAGTTGCACCTGGTTCGGGGAGACAGGATAGCCTTCGTCCCGAAGTCCGCTGGTACTCATCGTACCATTGGGATTCAGTCCAGCCTTCAGGTGTTTATCCAGAAGGCTATGGAGCGGTCAATGGAGCGCAAGCTCCGGGCCGTAGGCGTCGACCTGTCCGACCAGGACAGGAATCGAAACCTCTTGAATCGCTGGAGTGAAATCGCCACCATCGACCAGACATCCGCGAGTGATTGCGGTGCACTGGAGATGTACAGGTGGTTTCT